CAGGTGACAGGCGTCACGCTGGATAAAACCACGTTAGATCTGGTTGTCGGTGATAAAGGCCAGTTTACCCCGACCGTTGCGCCAGCAGATGCCACCAATAAAGCGGTGACATGGACCAGTTCTGATCCGGAAGTGGCAACCGTCAGCCCCAGCGGTGAAGTGACTGCGGTCGCTGAAGGGACGGCAACCACCACCTGCACCACCGTTGACGGCAAGAAAACGGCCACGGGTGAAGTCACTGTCACCGAAGAATAATCCGGTTTAAATCATCATTGCCCCTTCGGGGGCTTTTTAGTTTCTGAGGAAGAAAAAAACATGGCAACAAAATTTGAGCTGCAACCGAAACCCACGTTTAAAGCCAACGTGGAGATCCCGCGTGCAGGGGAAGAGCCTGGCGTACTGACCTTTACGTTCCGTCATAAATCAGCGGATCAGATTAAGGAGATGGAAAAGCGGGAAGGGGCAACGGCCGTTGATTTCCTGTCTGAAATTATTGAGGGCTGGGCGCTACCAGAACCCTACACCCGCGAAAACCTGACGGTGTTGCTGGATAACTACCTGAGCGCAGCAGGTGCCATCACCGAAAAATATTACGCCGAACTGATGGGGCACCGGGAAAAAAACTGATAGCGGTTGCCTCTGCATTCTATACGCCTGAAGTGGCAGCGGAGGACATGGCCACCTTCGGGCTGACGGATGACGATTATGACGATGTGATCGTTCACGTTCTGCCTGATGTGTGGCCCGTCTTTTGCCTGTTCCAGTCGCTGTCTACGCAATGGCGCACCGGCTTTGGTGGCGCGACAGGTCTCGATTACAACGTGCTGCCCTGGCTGATGCGCGTTCACGGCATTGAGGACGAGGCAACCGCGCTAAATGACATTCGTATCATGGAGCGAACCGCTCTGAAAACCATGCACAAAAAAGAGGTGGCCTGATGAGTGATATCGCCACAATATCCCTGCGCGTAAATACCAGTAGCCTGGAAAAAGGCACGCAGGAGCTGGATAAATTTCGCAAAGCAGCACAGGGCGGAGCAGGATCCGCCGACGAACTGAGCCAGAGCGTTGATGAAACCCACCGCAGGGTAGATGAGCTGCGTAAACGGCTGGCCGATTCTGAGTCAGCCACGCGAAAAAATGCCAGCGCTCAGGATGAACTGGCGTCGGCATTTTATAAGCAGATCGACAGCATCAAAAATGCTGCAAAAGAAACGGATAACATCGCGGCAATCCGGTCACGTCTCCATGCGGCGCAAAAGTCCGGTAACCTTATCCAGGAAGATTATCTGGCGTTGCTGTCAGCAATTACCGCCAAACAAATCGAAGGCCGACGCGCGGAAGAAAGCGCAGCGGCAGCGCGGGAAGTTTTTCTCAAAAAGCTTAAAGACCAGGTAGCCACCACGCGCCTGTCACGCGAAGAACTTCTGCGATACAGGGCCGAACAGCTGGGGGCAGGTTCGGCGGCAGAGATTTATATTCAGAAGCTGAAAAAGGCCGAGGAAGGTACTGCACGCTTTAATACCAGGACCGCTGCAGCGAGTAAAAACCTGCGTACCCTGGCTACTTCACTCGTCAGAAGCAATCTGGGCGGCGTGGCGGGTACCGGAACGTCATTTCTTGGTAATATCGGGGCGCTCACTCCTGCGGTGTCAGGGCTTACCGGGATGGTACTCGGGTTAAGCGTTGCGTATTACAAAAGTGAGAAGGAAAGCAACGAGTTCAATAAGCAACTTTCTCTGACGGGAAGTTATGCAGGGCGTACAACCTCCCAACTTAACAATCTGGCGAAGGCGATCTCAGGCAACGGCATCACCCGGGGCGATGCAGCGGCGGCGCTGGCGAAAGTAGTCGGCACCGGAAGCTTTGGAAGCAACCAGCTTGAGATGATTACCCGTTCTGCTGTCAAACTTGAGCAGGTAACGGGCCAGTCAGTCGATGCTACGGTCGGACATTTTGCGCGGCTGCAAAATGAACCTCTCAGCGCGGCTAAGGAACTGGATCAGCAGCTCCACTTCCTGACCGCCAGCCAGCTTGAGCAGATTACCTCTCTTTCACAGGTTGGTGATACTACAGGTGCGGCAAAAATCGCGATGGATGCGTATGCCGACGCTATTCAAAACCGTACCACTGATATCACTAACAACCTGGGGTTTCTTGAATCGGGCTGGCAGGCTATCAAGCAAAAAGCCGCTGAAGCCTGGGATGCCATGCTGGGTATTGGGCGTCCTGAAACCATCGAAGACCAGATAGAAAACCTTCAGAAACGCGCCAGTAGAAAAATCCCCACACCGTCAGGGATGAACAATTATGGTGATGAAAAGTCACTGGATGAGCTGAAGGAAGAAAAATATCAGGCCGATATAGCTGCGGCGCGTGAAAAGGCAGACAGAGCTGAAGAGGAGCGCAGGAAGCGCAGTTTCAACGACGATCAGAAGTGGAAGTTACAGTACGAAAACAAGGAAGAGCAGCACCAGCGGCGCCTGGCTGAAATTCGCAATTCTTATGCTTCTCAAGCCGCGAAGGATGAAGCAATTCGCCGTGAGAATGAAAGTTATGCCAGAAGCCAGCAAAAGGGGCAGAAGAAGGAAAAAACCTACACTGATGATTCTGCAACAAAGATGCTTCAGGAATCATCGAAACGCCTGGCTGTACTAAAAGCGCAGGATGAAATAACCAACAGCCTGACATCAGAAGAAAAGCGTCTGCTGGAATTTAATCAGCAAATTGCCGACCTGAAGCAAAAAAGGATTTTAACGGCCGACCAAAAAAGTCTTGTCGCTAGAAGCAGTGAGATCCGCGCAGCACTTGAGGCTGAAAGTGCAGAGGCTAAGCGGATTCAAAACATCGAGGAAATCGCGAAAGGCCATGAAGCTTCCCTGAAATTCATTCAGCAACAAAGCGCTCTCATTTCAGCGATGGACAGCACGGCAGGGCTGAGCAACAGACAGGCGCAGCGTCAAAAAGAGCGTGAGCAGCTCAAACTGATGAAAGCCTCTGAAGAGGATAGATCCGCAGCCAGCGAAAAGCTTGAAGAGCGCTATGCGAAGGAAGATGAGCTGCGCGGAAACTGGCTGGCAGGGGCTAAAAAGGGCTGGGCTGAGTATGAGGATGCGGCTACCAACGTTTACGATAATCTTGCGAGTGTTACCCAGGGAGCATTCACCAGCATGTCACGTAGCCTCGCTGATTTCTTCACTACCGGTAAAGCCAATTTTAAAGACTATCTGGCCACATTCCTGAAAGGCATTACCCAGATCTTGACTCAGATTGCCCTGGTTAATTCTGCTAAAAGCGCCGCAGGTATATTCGGCTTCGCTGGCGGCGGTGCCGTTCCTCAGTTTGACTCAGGAGGCTACACCGGAGCGGGTGGAAAGTTTGAACCTAAAGGGATCGTTCACGGAGGCGAGTTCGTATTTACCAAAGAGGCTACCAGCGCTCTTGGAGTTGATAATCTTTATGCACTTATGCATAACGCACAGGGTTATGCAGAGGGCGGCGTGGTTGGACGTGCGCCTATGTATGGGCTTTCCGGTGGCGAGCTTACTGTGAATGTTGATGCGCCCGTTTCTGTTACACAGGAAGGTGGCGCAGGGGCAAATAATTCAAACCAGAAAGGTGCGAAAAGCATCGGTAAACTGATAGCATCTGTGGTTCAGCAAGAAGTATCGATGCGGTTAAGGAAAGAGCTCACAGAAGGGGGGATACTTTACGGGAAACGCATATTTTAAATTTTTCGAAAATACTAAATGTAGAAACAAGGATAAAGTCAGGGTTCGATGTTAGTAAGATAAATGTTAGGAAACAACGTAATTTCAAATGGTTAATGGATTGGAGGAAGGTGTTATGGAAGTAATTTATGTTGGAAAAGATAATTCCAAAATGCATGAGTTTCTAAAAACCCCAAGGGACAACTTTATCTTTCTTTTGTATGATGCATGGGATGATTATGATCATAAGACATCTTTTCCCGTGTATTGTCGTATGAATGGTGTTGATGTACAACTCCCTTCAATCAAAATTTTATTTCAAGATGAAATGATCTCCCATCAATATCTTGAGAGCCTATTGCAAAACGGTTGGGATGGTAAGTTCCCAATAAAGGGGGGAGAGTATATATCTAACCCTGAGAATATTACTTTTTATGAACTTATTGATGGCCATCTCGGAACCAAGCAAGCTCTCGATGTAGCAAAGTCTCTCCACGATGCTAGTTATATGTCACATATAATTGAGGACGAAATTAGCATGAGAATGATTAATTCGAGTGCTTTCAAGGTTTCTCTCCTTCGTGAAAGGGGGGCTGTTAAATCATTTTTGGATGGGTGGCGTGTTCTTGGAAAAAAAAGTATAGTCATAGATAACATTAACTTTCGTTTCAAAACAGTTACTGGTGATACTCAGCAACTTAAACTTAATTTTAATTCTGAAACACCATTGCCGCATGATATTAATATTCTGATCGGTCCTAATGGTGTCGGCAAATCTCAAGCCCTAATTCAGTTAGTTGAAGCTTGGTTCAACGAAAGTGAACAAGCTACTGGAATAACCGGATTTGCAGAAAAACCTAATATTAATCAGTTAGTGGTGGTTTCCTACAGTCCATTTGAGCTCTTCCCTCTTGATAGCTCTGATTTTGATACCAATGCTGGGATTAAGAAAAAAGATGAAAGTAGTTATCGATATTTTGGATTACGCACTTATGAACATACGATAAACCCACATTCTAAAACTCCCAAAAAAATCGTACTATCAAGAAAATGGCCTAAAATTAATGCAGCACATTCGCTACTCAGCTGTCTCGATGATGATCGTCGATATGGTGAGATAAAAACATGGGCTAAAAAGATAGACTCTCTTTACTCGGTTCTTAAAAAAGCCATTGATTTTGATTATATTGCTGTCGGTGTAAATCATTTTGATGATAAGGAAACGTTATTTCAAGGAAAATACTGGAGTGGCGATGCATCTTCAATTCTAATGAATAAGGAAGCAAAACTGCATGGTGTTCCTGAGGCTTATATACCAATAACATCTCATAGATTCAATGAGCCTAATACAGATGTATTAAGAAAGTATCTGGATGTGAATGCTGGTATCACATTCATTAAAGATGGAGAACCGCTTAAGTTAAGTTCCGGACAACGGTTATTCTCATATATAGTTACTAATATTTTGGGTGCAATACGTCGCAATAGTCTCATCCTTATTGATGAGCCGGAATTGTTCTTGCATCCTACGCTCGAAATTGCGTTCATTGAAATGTTAAAGGAAATATTAAGCAGTTTTGGTTCAAAGGCATTATTTGCTACACATTCGTTAGTTACGGTTCGCGAATTACCGAAAGACTGCGTT